CTTTAGCAAGCTCTCTTTCAAGCTGTCTTTCTTCAGAAGCAAGCAAACGTGTATCAGCCCTACCTTCAGCCTCCTCAGCAGCTTTTTGCGCCCTGCGCTGTCTGTTAGCTTCAGCCGCCATTGCTAACTGCTGTCTTAATATTTCTGCTCGACGTTGCCTTTCGGCTTCAGCTTTAGCATCAATAGCCGCAATACCTTTTGTTAAATAACTCATATTATCCTCCCATTCGTGACAACAACCATTGCCACATATTATTTCTGTCAATGTTCGCCATATCTGCATATAAATCATCTTGACTCCCAAGACGTTGTTCAAGTAAAGCTGCCCAATCAAGGCCTTGACCAGCCGCCATTTCTTCTGCACCTAAGTTGGTACCCATTTGTTGCATCATTGCATCAAGCTCAGCTTGATTCTGTAATCCACCTAATTCAGCATTAAGCATGGCAACACTCGAATTACTCATATCTTGCGCACCAACACCAGCAGCCCCAGCCTTAGCCTGTATATCACCAAGTTGCCTATCTCTAAGAGTTGCATTTCTTGACATTGCATTAGATTGTAAAGCCGCTCTCATTTCATCAGTAAACGGATCTCCACTTAACCTATCTCTTATGCTTGATGTAGTAGCCTGTACCGTTTGGTCGCCAAGCATTGTAGATAAATCATTAATAGCCTGCATACCACCTGCATACGTAGATTGTATAGGATTCATTCCACCCATACCGCCACCAAAATTAAAACCACCGCCAGACTGCGGAAGTGTCGGCATATTGTATTGACCGCCAGTTTGTGAAAACTGCTGTCCTTGAGATGCAAACTGAGGTGTCTGCTGATTAGGCTGAAGTAATCCTTGTGCATCAAGATTAAATTCACCGTTACGCATTTCCTTTGCTTGACCATTTTCGCCAATCCAAAATGTACGAGGTGTTTCAAGCCTATTACCAGAGTTATCATACATTCGTTCAAGCACGTAACCACCAGCATCGCCACCATATTTAGACACATTAAATCCGGTATCACCTTCTTTACCTGCCGTAGCAAAGTCTGTACCCGGCAAAGCCGCATTAAGCGAACCAGTCAGCCTATTAACTGTTGATTGTATCTGAGAAGATGGCGGCATTGTGTATGTTGACATTCCGCTTGCCCAAGACGGAGAAGCACCTCCACCAGAGCCGTTAGTCGGAAAACCAAACTGCTGAAGAACAGCTTCATCAACGCCAAAGCCTTGACTTTCCTGTTTTTGCAATCCACCAATATCTTGCTGATATCCCTGAGTAGGGTCCTGCTCATTTTGCCACCAATTAGTTGCCATTATTCTTCTCCCTCAGTTACAATTACCGGACTAAAGTCAACTTTGGGTTTTTGGTCGAACGAATAACTTAATATTTCAAAGCTTGTTACAGCCCTAATTCTAATCTCAACCGTTACAAAACGGTTGTTTATTGGTATTGGTATCATAACATTACCAGCCGAAAAATCACTATAAATCTCAATCCATTCTTCACCAGCCGTCACCAAACCCCAGTCATAAGTGCTACTAAACGCTGGCAATACAGAAGATTGACCTATTCCTTCAAGAAATCTAACTTCCAATTTTACGTTTGATCTTGTCGCAACAGGAGTGAAAGCGAGGAAGAAACTCTTAATATACTTCACTTTATCAGATGTAAGAAAATCCTCAGTCTTAGACAACCAGCTTGCATTAATAGCACCGATAGCAATATCAGATGTTGTATCAGGATTAGTACCCCACGCCGTTTCTACTGTGGCAGTAGTTGACGTAGTTGAAAGTATACGCCTAATCTGCCCGGCACCCGTACCGGATATAATTTCAATTGGCACACCACGCAACCCACTTGTAGGTAAGGTCTCGTCAACCGTAATCGTAGTTGAAGTTGCAGAAGTTACGTTTGCCGTAGTTAAACCGTAACCATCGTTTGCAATATTGCCAAGTGATAACACGCATCCTAAACCATTATCATAAACAATATATTGATTACCTTCTGAATACGTCTCACAAGATGATGCAGCCATCATATTCTCGAAACGTGTCCAAGTTTGAGTATCAAAGTTATACTTATAAACCGTATTACAAAATTCTTTCTGCTCGTCGTCAACCTGAAAACCACTATCTGAATACGTATCCTCACGAACCCACAATATATACTCGTTATTTGTTTTATCAAAAACAGCATGAAGCCGTTCAGGATTACTCAAGTCAAACCTTGACCTAAACAAATCCCTAATTGGAATAGACAGCTCTTTAACATCGTAGCTTGATACCGTACCTGCTCTTGGTTCGACTTCGTAAACACCATCAGAACCTAAGAATACCAATCTGTTTTCGCACTTAACAATCGTTTGCTCAGAAATGCAACCAACATGGTCGTTGACTTGAACAAATTTACCATCACCAGCAACAGGGTCAGGATTACTACTATAATCCCATATCCCAATTTGGTCTCTAAGGAAAATAAAGAAGTCATTATAGACACCCATACCGCCAGTAATGGCACCTTTAGCCGCCGCTATATTATAAGTGTCAACCACCGCTTCCGGCTTATTTGGTTCAGATATTGATATCTGATTATACTCTCCAATAATATTAAAGAAATAAGTTCCAGCAGATCCGGAATAAACCTTATCAATAGTTAATGTTTGAGTACCTTCGTTAACAGCCGTTATGGTATACAGATATCCTTCATTGTTTATATCAATTTTTTTTCCAACCATTTCGTCCACAAAATAAGTTGTGTAAGTTCCACTTGTATTCCCGACAACAGACGTAGTTGTAGAGACAGTAACCTTGCCCCTATCTTCTGTACCGTCACCAAGATAGAACGCATACGCCGCATGTTTGGCAATATAACGTGATATTGGAGGCACACCGTTTCTTGTCGGCGCAGTTAGATTTGTATCAATAGATGCATCAGCCGTGCTATCAGTTGTTCCGGTTGCCGTGCCAGAAATCTCTTTAATGTAGTAATAAGTTACCGCCGCCGAACTGCCTAAATCGGTAGTACGATAGATAACAATAGTATCAACTTGACTATCAGATGAAGCCGTTAAGCTTGTAATAGCAATCTCCGTAGTTGAAGATACGGTTAATTGTCCAATGGCTTTATAATTACTTTCATGTTCGGTATAAGAATTCTTATATGTATAAGCATATCCATACGTACCGGAAAACGTACCAGTTGCCGTGCTTGCTGTCAATGTAGCACTTGCCGTTGGCGCTACAATTCCGACCGCCGTCCAAGTCGCTCCATCAAATTTAACATTTGGATTAATGCCATCAGTCTTAAATAAAAGACTATCATAATTCATTGTATCATAAGGTATCTGTGTACCTGTCGCTGTTGCTACGAGCATGGAGCATCCCCCCATCTATATTTTCCATCAGAACACAAGCCAACAAAAAACCCACAATCTTGAGCTTCATTATTAAAAAATGCTAAACCAACAAAATAAGCACTACTACCTATTTCGTCATGGTATTCAAAACCATCCCGAACCTTAAGATTACGATTAATACGTATATCAAAGTTTTTTATGTTTTGGCAATCGCCAGACATTATCTTTGTAGGATGCTTGCGAGTATGCAAAGTGCCAAAATTAAACATAGATAACTTAGGTCTTAACGCCATTAAATTACCTCCGCATGAAACTCAGTACATGTAATTGTTTCCGCTGCTGTGTCTGAAATAACAAACCCACAATACAATCCATCAGGCTGACCAGCAACACTATCCGTTCCTTCAATATACGGTGAACCTCCACCATTGCGATACAACTCAAGCTTGACACCACCAACACCATTGTCATACGCCTTTAGCTTAAGTGCCGTTACCGGAGTTGCCGCATAGTCACTTGTACTTACAATAAGCGTATAACTCCCATCATACCTATAAATATAATAATTCCATGCTCCACCAGAATAACTAATATAACCGTAATACCAAGATGTAGGTAGCGTAGCATTATCAAGCCGTGCAAACACTTGAACAGACGAAGAATTAATAACAGACGGAGAAGTAATGCCTGTCACACCTACTGCCATATCGGCAGACGTAAATTCTTTATCGCACCACGCACGCCCATAGTAACGCGTACCTGTAAACGTTGGCACATTATATACAGCATCCGTACCGTCAAGCACAAACGTAGACGAGCCTGTTGTTGCAACATTCCAATCGCTTCCCCAAGATGTACGATTAAATTCATCAGTAAACGTTGTAACTCCCGTCACAGAAGATACCGTTAATTTATTATAACACATAAAGTCAAGTCCATACGAGATATTAGCCGGAGCATGTAGACTACCTGAACCACCATTTTCATCAGATAAACCAGAGCTGAACGGTTGAACACCAGTTCGTAAACCAATTCCAAATCCCGTTCCACCACCAGCATCAATAGCCCCATCCATAAGGTCATAAAGCGAAGTTGCACCAAATTCATCATAGTAATATTGAACATTCTCAACTACTGCTTCAGTATTCAAAACAGAATAACCAACAATAAACTCAACATAATATTCGCCAAGTGTCGTAAGTGTAATATCTACACCACCCGAATACGTACCTTCAACACAATACGCCTCAAGCGGTTCTGCATCTTTTTTAATTATAAGACACGCAAGCTTAGTTGATGCACCCGAAAAGGCAGACAAACCATCAAGATATCTTTCAAAGGATTGTTGGTCTAAATCAGAACCAACTAAAGTAAAGTTATAGTTTTCACTAACACCCGTACCTGCATTAGCCGGAGCAACAGCAAAACTTAAATTGTTTACACCAGCAATAATATCAACCGCCGGAAAAACATATTTTTCACTTGGCTGAGCAAAGTCAACTAAAAACAATTGCCCAGTAGTTGAACCCGTTTTAATTACAGAATTACCGTTTCGAACTTTCCAACTATCTCTAAAAAAATCAAAACCGTTAGTATCTGGACTACCCCATGTTGGCATATTCTCAGAACCAGCAACAGTAATTAAACCTAATGGACGTTGCGTTACTTGTTGTATCGAACGACTAATAACTTATCTCCTGAAAATCGCTGTCAAAGGAAGTATCCTCATAACCGCCAGCATACATTTGTCTGTTTACACGCTTGTATTGCTGTGTTTCTAACTTACCTTTTTTACGTTCATAATTGCTTTCAAACATCTGGTAAACCGTTCTATCTTCATTGAACGAAGCCAAATCAACAGCAACCGCATAGCAACATAAATCAATAATTTCATCAGGCGGCAATTCCGCAGACGTTACAGAACTGTTTATTGTTGGAGGTCTCTTGTGATAGTAAACCTTTACTTCTTGGTCGGCATCAGCATTTATTAAATGCATTTGTAAACCACGAGTCGCAGTATCTGCACCCCAGATATAATAAGCTTCTCTACCGCCAGCCGCTTTTTCAAAATCAGCATGTGGGTCAAGCTCAATATACTCAGTTGAATTATCATCAACCGCAGTAACTTTCCATACATGAGAACAATCCTCAGGCAACACCACAACACTTGACACCGCCGTAATATCGGCAGTTGTCTTTGCAAAATCCCAACTTGCAAGTTCTGTATAAACACGCAAGAAGGCGGCATTAATTAAATCTTCTACATCTTCTGTCGATGCCGGAGCATGACCAGCTCTACGCCCAAGCCAAAACGCTCTACGCTGAATATCTTCATAAGTTTCAAAGTAAGCCATTGTTAACCCCTAACCGGATATGGAGACCAAACATTAACAGGTGTCAATATACCTCCAGCACCACCGCCAGCCGAAAATTGAGTAGCCGTAACCCAACTTGATACATTGCTACTTATGTCTGTGGCTCTGACTTGAAATATCAACTCGTCGCTTGCCGAATATCCAAGTTCAGACAAGTCAATATCAAAAACATTTCCATAATAACAATACGGTGTAGGCGCCTCTGTTGTGTTGCCATTTAATATTTTAACACTATTATCAACATCATAACTGGCAAAAGCCGTTTTGAGTTTTTTATGATTAGTATCATCCCAATCGGTGATATACCACGAGCTTCCACCATCATCAGAAAACCTTGTTTCACCAAAAGCAACCGAAATATTATCTGTCATTGTATAACCCAAAGCATAAAAATCAGTACCACTCTCTTGCCGGACACGTAAAAAATCTATACTTGGCACAATCGTATCAGCCACATAATCAACACTAATATCATCAACCGATAAAGCCGTCTCTCCGTCTGTATCTAAATACGCAATCAATCCAAACCCATACAGAAATTCATCTTCGAGGGCTTGTATTTCTGCTTCCGTATAATGAGAACCCCCATTATTGAACGTAGCAAAGGATCCTCCAGAAGTAACTTTTTTACGCAAATCATAGAGATACGTTCCAGCACCAGTTGTATTTATTACAAGGCTCGAGTAATCAACGCTGTTTCCACCGCTAAAATCAAAATCGGTTGTTGACGCTTGTGCGTCTGAATACCAATCGCAAACATCGCCGTCAATTTCTGCAATTTCCCAAACCATATTTCGGGTAGTTCCGGCAGCCGCTAAATTTCTTGTTCCAAATTTATCAGGATTAACAGTTCCTGTAACAGTCGATAAATCAAGTGTCGTTGTAGAAACATCACCTGTGCTGGCGGCGTTAAATAATTCTTCAGTTGAATAAACATCACCCGTTACGTCTGAACCATCGCTCCGGAAACGAACCCAATATTGTGTGTCTGTCGAAAGGACATCGCCACTCGACCCATTAAAAGCACTTCCGGCATCGTTAAAAACTTGAACTAAAACTTGAGCAGGGCTTAGCCCAAGCCGCATGGCATTAACGTTGTTATCTTCCTCGCTGTCGAAAAAACCAATATAACCGCAGTTTGAAGTCGTGTAACTTGTGATTTTTAACTTAAAACTCATACTGAAAGTTGCAGTTGCCGATAGTGTCGTATTAACATCACGCTGATACCGAAAATCAACCGCTGTCACCGCATCGCGATCAAACTCTAAAATTAAATTTCCGCTTGAAAAAGTCGCGCTGTTATCTGTTCCGGCATCTCTATCCATCGTCCAACCGTTGATTGTTTCACCGTCTGCATCCGGCATACGTGTTGAATTAAAACCTTGACCGTCGGCATTACCTTGATGCCATGTTCCGATTGCATCATCTATGTATGTCGAGGCGATTGCCGAACCAAAATCGGCAGTTGCTGTCCAGTTTTTTGTTGCCATTTTTTATCTCTCCTTAATCTGTAATCGCTCTTTCAAACACCATTGTTATGTTTGGTGATTTATCTATTTGACCAGATGTAAAAGAGGTTTTAAGTTCTCCATAATACGTACCAACAAAATCTAAATCGGTAGACGTTAACGCCAATCTAATAATTCCAGTAGCCGCATCAGCCTTATCAAAAGACCCGTCAGTCTTAGTCATATCAGCAGATGATTGTGCTATGTTCTGTTTCATAGAAAACGTGAATGTAGCCGTAGCCAAATACCATCCAGTATGCCCATTTGTCTTAGGACACTCCATAGGCTCACCGTCAAATAACGATGCTTGACCATCAGTATCTACACCAACCCAAGCCACTTTAACCTCAGGCATTATTACTCCTATATTTCTTAAACATCGCCCAAAGTGCATATAAAACACCAGAGCCAGCTACTCCACCTGTCACACCAGCTGTTGTTTTGTTTTCGTCAACAAGACCAGTAACCTGAGCAATCCAGCCGATACCATTAACTACTGCATCTAAGCTTCCACCATTTTTTCTAACTTCTGCTATCGCTGCTGTGTCTATTCCTCTTTCGATTAACAACGCATCCAGTTTTGAATTTACCTCGTCTGTTCTTTTCGTTGCCATATATTGATTTATACCTGAAGCTACCACACTCACCGCCGGACCTAAAGCTTTGCAACCAACGAAAGAAACGAGTAAACATATCAATAAACCTTTTTTCATCTTAACCACCTTTTACAACATTAAAAACTATCATTGCTAAAGTACCAATGAAAGAAATTGCAGAGATTACCGCAACTCCAATAAAAAACTTCTTACTATCTTCAAGTGCTTCAACTCTAACTTTAAGAGATGCAACCGGGCTAACCTTTTCAAAAATTAAATCAAGCTTTAAGTCAATCTTTTTCAGCTCTTTTTCAAGAAAGTCATGCTTTATATTGCAGACCTCTTTCGTCATGATTTCGCTTTTATCTTCTGACATTCATTACCCTTCTTAACTTTGGAAACTTCGTCCAATAATTTTACACTTGGAATAAAGGGCATGTTCAATATACCACCTTCGGTAGCATTAACAATCTCAACTCCACTCTCAATCAGAAACCAGCATTGCGTAGCAAAATACTTCATTGCATCAAGCCATTCTTTTGTAGAAAAAACACCGTTATCACACAAAAGAGTATTCCTACCCTTCTCAAGAAGCTCACGCTCATTTGTCTCAATTTGCAGTTTGCCACCACGCGTAAGTATTGTTGGCGCAGAATCAAGAAAATGATTATAGCCGTCTTGATAACAATAATCAAAACCAGCCAAAACAATTCGCTTAAACCCTAAACGCCAAGCAAGACACAACGCCGTAAAACTAACGTTTAACGCTGTATCAAGACTTTTAACAAATGGTTTTTCTTTATTAAGCCTGTTACTTAAAACACGCCCCTTACCCCAAGCATCAAACCAAAGTTTGTTTGAAAACTTTTTAGCAATCTCAGGACGCACAAAAACAGAAAAAACACCAGTTGTCTTTTCTTTATCAACATCACAAACCCACTCAGGATTAGAACCGTTAAATGGATAGCCACAATCAACAGAAACGTAATACTCAGGTTGAACGCCCGGATAAACTCTATTAGTCTCGATAACGTGCGGACAATCAATTAAATGATGCCCGTTCTTAGAAAGACTAAAACCATCAGCAGTTAGAAAACATGTTTGACCTTCATGTTTACCACCACTTTCCGGCTTTACGTTTTCAAGACTTTTATCAATATAGGGGAGATTAGCTTCAAGATTTCTATTCCAAACATGCTCGTTTGCAGACTTCTGTCTACTAAAACGTAATCCGTCCTCAGCCGCCCAGCCTTGACAATGCGTCCAATCGCGTATCACCATGCCGCCAAACGAAGTAAAACGAATATCATCTTCTTCAATTATCTTGTCACCAAAAGGGGTAATTGCTCTATCCATTTATTTAAACACCTAAAAATTGAGTTACAGTTACAGTTGCAGTACCACTATCGCACGCAACAAACAAAGGTAGTTTATTCCCTGCCGGAATATACCTTGTCTCACCATCAGCAATAGCAACAATACAATTACTTGCATCGTAACCAAGCTTTATACTGTCACCAACCGGAGTAAGCTCAACACCAATTCTATCACTCTTAATATCTGCCGTAGCAATTAAAGCAGCAGCAGAAGTAGTGGCAGAAAGAGAAGTTGTCTTAAATCCGGTAAAAGGCGAATTCAGATTAGTCGCAATTCCCATTGCTTACCCTTCTATAATAGTACCGTCTTTGAAGCTTGCAGATTTTCTGATTGCCGCAATTTCTTCTTTATCAGAAGTTGCATACATGTTGCCAGCAAACTTCACAAACTTGCCTGCACAAGGCGGTATTTGTAGTTGACGAGCCGTTGAAGGTGTAATCTTCTGTACCACAATAACCTTTAAGTTCGGATATTGAGAACATATAAAACGAACACTTTCGTCTTTTTTGGCAACAACTTTAGGTTCTTCTGCAACTTCCGGTTCAACGATTTTTTCTTCTTCTTCTTTAACATCTTCTGTTAGAGTTTCTGTTTTCTTTTTAGCCATTCTTTACTTTCTAAAAAAAGGGGGCAGTTAAACAGACCGCCCCCAACATTGTTAAAAACTATTAACTAACACCTTTGATTACACCATGAGCGTTAACATTGTCAATGTCAAGACCAGTTAACCAATGCGCACCACTTCTATCTTGACCCCATTCGTCCTTATCCTGAACAAGAGGATCAACCGTTAGACCACCACCAAATTCAGCCATACGAACACAGCCCATATCTACGATAAGACCGTAACCTTCATAAGCCTGAGCAAGAAGCGGATGGTAAACTAAATCAGCACTTATACCAGCATAGTTAAACTTAACGAGATTAAGATCAAAAGAATGATCCATGCCATCAAGCTTAAATGCTCTTGCTTCTGCATCAGTATTACCTGTTACAAACTGTTGGATAGCAAGGAATAAGGTTTGTGAGCAAAGAACAGTCTTTTTCATGTTCCCATAGTTGCCACAATCAAATAACTGTTCACCAAGAGCTTCGACCGTAAACGACACAGAACCCGGCGAGTAGTCAACTACATTAGATGTAGCATAATTCAAGAAACCTTTTGTATAGTGACGAGGCTTATTAGTTGTTTCTTTGTACTGATATCCAAAGAGAAACGCAGCTTCGGCACCCTGTTTCATACGCTCAAGAGCCGCTAACTGATTTTGCATAAACGTATCACCAGTATAATTAGCAGTATTACGTTCCTCAAACGTTACACCCCAACTATCTTCAAATGTCTGAATATAGTTATACTTAGCCGTTGGAATAATGCTTGTTGCATCTCTATACGTAGAACCACCCTTACGAGCAGTACCGAGATAAACAGCATACGTTCCAGTTGCATGAGTAGTTGCAGTCGTAGAAGCATCTCCACGTTCAACAACAGTCGTTGATGCACCGGAAGTAGTGGTTACACGAACAATTTCATTTCCAATACGAAACAAATCATCTTCACGTAAAGCTTGACCAACGTTGTTTCCAGCAGGGTCTACTAATTTAATAGTAGTCGTAGCTGTTGCATACGTAGCAGCAGTCTTAACCCATTCAGGATATTTGTCAATTTCATAAAGTTCAAATTTCTGATTATCAACCGACCGTGTAGGCACACTTGAAAGAAGGTTAATAAACGGATAACGGTTTGGCTTAATCGAAATAAGTGACGGCCATACGTCTCGTTTGTGTTGTGATTGGAGGTTTCCGTTCTTAATATCAAGCATATCTGCATAAGTAGCCATTATTATGACCTTTCATTTTTAATGTTTTTTTAAACCCATCGTTTAGCCTTTTCCAGTAACCGTTTGCCGTAATCATCAGACGTAGGGTCAAACCCTGCGCTTGTTCCTGATTGACCAACAGCTGGTCCAGAAGCAGCCACGCGTCTTGCCTGATTTATTAGGTCTTGTCCAAACGCAACATGAAACGCCTGCACTAACGGCAAGCCTGTTTTCTGCACCGTATCAATCAACCTTGCCCTTGCATTTTCGTCATTCCTAACATCTATTTCAAAGTTGTTATTCTTGACGTAACTTTCAAGTTCAGCTATCTCACCTTGTACTTTTTGTTTTTCGATATACTCTTGCATACCGTCAAACTTGGCTTTCATATCGTCAAGTTGTTGCAAGCGAGGGTCAACCTGTGCTTGCTGAGGTTGTACTTGGTTGGGATTAAACTGTCCTTGAGCCGCTTGTGGGTTTGGCTGCTGAGGTACTTGACCTTGCATTGCCATCTGTCGTCTACGTTCAATTAATGCTTTTACCTCCGGATCATTAGCCAGTTGATTAATAGCATCTTTGTACTGATTGAGTTCGGCTCCCATAGTTTCCACTTGGGTGCTTGCTTCTTTGTACTTGTTATTAACTTCTGAAAAACGACTATAAGGAATTGTATTCCCTGCAAGATCTTTTCCACCATCTTGCGGATTAGCACTTGCGTCCGGTGTTATAGCATTCTGCGTATTTACAGAAGATGCCTGCGGTTCAGTTGTCGGCGTAACAGCAGCAGCTAAACTGTCTGTTGCTAACGCTGGTTCTGGACTACCATTTAAATCTGACATAACAAAACTCCTTTAACGCCATTAGTTAAGGTGTATTCCAGCTGGCGAGACTGCACCTTAAGAATTTCTGTTCGAGGAGGTTTGTTCTAAGTTTTACGTCCTTACGACGATATTCAGGATTTACGCTTCCTGTTGCTTATACACATGTTCTGTTGCCTTTAAGCGTTCCTCTTTGGCATCAGCATCATGCTCCGTTAAGTAGATTAGTTCTTCCAAGTTTTCCAACATCAGTAAGAAACCTTGAAATTGCATCACTTCCTTAATGTCAATTCCATCACGCCTTAAGCTCCGTTGAGCATTGGCTTTATATACATCTAATACTTTTCTTATAAAATTGTCAACTACTTTTTTGTTTTCAACGCAACATTTTATCAGCTTAAATTCGCGTTCCAGCTGCCTTAACACCTTTTTTTGGTATCTTTGCCTATGCACATTATCGCGCCTCTTTTCACTTTCAAGCCTATCATCAGCCTGAGATTGCTCCATAATGTTAGCCGCTTTGTTAAAATTTCCTACGGGCATTTGTCCTCCTTAGCCTTGTGGCATTTGTTGTTGCTGTTGTGGACCCTGTTGCGGCATACCTTGAGGAGCCGCAGATATTTGAGCCTGACCTTGTTGCTGTAAGTAATTCATGTGTTGTTGTAGCAAATCAAGCACATTTTCCCCAATCTTTGGATTTTCTTGGAAAGCTGCTTGAGCCTGTGGCGAATAAATAAATCTTTGTAAAGCCTGAATTTTTATCATATGATCATCCACAGGTGAAGCAACAACTTTCTGCCCCTCAAGCAAAACTTCAATATCTTGCCGTATACTTGTTGCATCAGCAGGTGGAAAAATGTCTGTCGCATTATCAAGACCACTAATTTCAAAATCTTCTTTAGCAAGCTTAAGTTGTACTTGCGGAGTTAGATAGCTGGCCCACATACGACTAAACTCTCTAATACGATTAGAGTTAACAATACGCTCTCTTTGCATTGCAGAACCATAAACCTTCACCGCAAAGTTAGCCGTGCCGGGAATAGCTTCAGGGTCAAACTCTACATAATTAGCACCCTTCTGACCAACAATAGCAATCGTTTGTTTCTTCGTTACATGCTGTAATATCAAGTTAAGACACAAGTTCATAGCTGGCTGAAAAGCTTCGTTCTCGATAATGCGTGACATTGTACCTACACGCAAATTACTTTGTTCAAGCATTAAAGAATAACCATCAGTAGTTGCCCTACTTGGGTCAACCAAACCGCCTAAAGCATCAGTAGCACCAGTACCGTCTCTAATTATTTCAGTAATATTACCCATCATTCGTTGCCCTGAACCAACATTCGCACTAATCGTCAATGGCTGCAAAGAACCTTGAGGACCGCCCGGACGCAACACTTTCCCCGGAATAGCGACAAGTTGATGCTCTGGCAAATCAGCTTGACCATACTGCACCATCATTGGACTTAAGTTCAACGCAGCTGCATCTAATGTATTGTTAGTTACGGCATTAAGGTAACTTTGTATTTTTTCCATAGGACCGATAATGCCGGGAGAATAAAACTCTGAATTGGACGGATCTAAACGGCAAGCAACAAACGGACGCATCCCATTCCAGAAGTGGTTTTTAGCCGCACGAAGCACTTGACCTGAGCCTTCATCCTGAACAATCCAACACTCAACATCTTTACCTGAGCCGTCAATATCAAACAGCCCCCAATAGTGCCTAAGCTGATAAGTACCAGTAGAACCAATACCTTCATTAGATGTTGCACTATTCATGAAATCATCACGCTCAACCTGATAAGAGCTATTAGTTTTCCTTGAGCATTGTTTCATTTTGTCGGTATTAACATAAATACCATCGTCAATATATTGCTGGATATCGTTCATTGTAACGTTTTCAACACGCATTACATGGTGACAAGACTGCACATCTTTAGACCTAATTGGCAGATAAACATCAAAAATATCTAAGTTTTCCCAGCTTAACCCATCATAAACAATCTGATTAGGTTTAGAAACAAACTCACGTACCGTGATATTTGCTTGCCCCATGTTCATTTCTTGGCGTGTCTCTGGTATAATTCTATCTCTGCGTTCGCGTTTCCAGCCAAGATAAGCAAACTGAGTACCGTAGATTGTTAAGTCATAAATAAACTTAGTAAACTCGTGATGAAGTCTCATATTATCAAGGTAATATCCAAGCGCAGATTGAAGCACATCAACTTGGTCGTCATTGGGATTGTTTTCGTTAAACACCCTATACGGATGTTTCATGCCAATAACACTTTCAAGAAGTCTTGGTCTAATGTTATTAATACATCTATACAACTCGGGTACAGCAATATTAGCTTTGCCCTTGTAAACTTTTCTGTCAGATAACCCGTGATATATCATGTAGAACTTAAGCCACCTACGCTCCCATTGCGTTCGACTTGCTTGGTCTTGATTAAACGTTTCATTAACAATTTTCTTTGCCCTGCTTGCAATATCTTCAACACCTGCCATGTTCTGAAACGATGGAGGTACATAATCGGTTTTACCCATAGCACCAGCATCAACCTGCACAGGCGTACCACCCTCAGGTTGATTAGCAGCTTCACTAATCATTTGCTGTTTAAAATCTTCCTTACTCATTCCGTCAGGTTGCATAGGTGTCGTAGACATCATCATATTCCTCTAATTTAGTGGCAACAGGGTCATAAGTTTTTTGACCTTTTTCATTTTCAGGTTTCACCCAAAACTCACCCGTCACATCATCAACTATGAAATCAGGTTGCGGCTTAACCGCAATCGTTTGTTTATTTCTTGAAGCCCAGTTAGCCAAAGCTAAAGCCATACATAAATCATCATGCTTACCTTTAGGTGCTGTCAGTTTTCCTTTATCATCTTCTCGATATTCATAAAGCTCAGTTAGTAAAACCTTATCCCACACCGTAATAAGCTTGTTATTTATCGCATCGTCTAACTCGTCAATAATCAATGGCTTAGTACGCTTATTAACCTGAAACCCGTACCTATCTTGTTCTCTTTCAGTAAACGTTCCTTCTGCTCTATCAACATGCAAATTAGGATAACCCTCGTCTACCAAAGCATTTAGCACCGAAGTACCATGACCGCCCGGATTACTTTCAACTATGACTAATCCGCTGCCGTATCTTTTACCGATGGCGGCGACCTTGCGTCCAAAGTCATGTGGTTTAATACGTTCCCTAAACGTAGCCACAACTTCACCAGAACGCTGTTCTAAAACCACCACAGCAGAGAAGTCACCATCATCATTAAGCGTAGAGCCAGATGCACAGTCAACACCAACAATGTACTTCCCACTTGAAACAGGCGGCACGTATTCACAATAAGAACGAGTGAAGTCTTTTGTGACCTGCCCGTTTTTCTTAATGTCACCAACAAGCATAGGATCTTTAACTTCATTAAGCCAAAGATTAATAATCTCACCATTGAATACACGTTTAGTATGAGCCTGAAACCCCTCAATCGGATTCGACGGATACTCACGTCTGAAAAGTTTAACCTTACCTTCACATTCATTTGCTATTGTGTACCGCCGCCAAGCCAGAGCAGCCAATATATTTTCCTCGTCAAGCTTATCTTTAATCATGCACTTGACAATACTTTCTTCTTCCTTGTTTAGGTTGGATGGGTATTCTTTTTTATCCCATCTACGATATTCAATATCAAACCACCATGGAAAAAAGCAGGATATATAGTCATTTTCTCCGGCTTCAGCCTTAAAGAATGTATCGGCAAACAAGCCGCCCATTCCGCCATAAGGCGAACTTTCCATTGCAAGAAAAGATCCTGCACGTTTAGCAAAGGCAGCCTGAATGGAAACCCATGCATCTTCTATTTTGTTCTCAGCCCATTTAGCTACCTCAGAAAGGTGACAGAACTGAAACGTAAATGAAGAGCCAGCATTCGGGTTGTTAGCAGTAAGAACCAAAAATCTTGAGTTATGGTCAGGGTCAAGAAACTCAATACGTTTCCTACCCGGACGAGCTTTATCTTTTTCTTCACCACGTTGAGATTGTTCACCAGTAAACCGCATTTCATTTGGTAGATACTGGTAATAGTTACGTGTCATACGGAAAAGATTTTCAGCCGGATCACTTTCATGAGCCACAACTAAAGCATTTGTAAACGGATTATTAAACACCTGATGAAACCCCATACCTTCAAGGAATGTTGAACATCCCATCTGTCGAGCTTTCATAATACAGAGATAAACAGGATCATCAGGTCTTGCGAGTTTACGTTCCACTATCTTCTTAAACAAATGTTGCTGCATACGATTGGCTTTAAACGGTATAAGCTCACTATCCTTAGTGATAATCTTCAGATACTTTTCCATCCAAGCAAGGCTTTTCTCAACACCTTCAGCCATTTGTTCTCCAAATTCAAAAAACGGGCTGCCTGCAACAAGCCGACAGCCCAAGAACAAAAACCCTCGTTATTAAAATTAGGATACAATTTCCTAAAAATCAACAACTTTTTTATTAAATTTGGAAACTTTTATTAAGATTAATAAATGCCCTACAAGGATTTGAACCTTGAAATTCACAGCCAAAGTGTGATGTGTTACCGATTACACCATAGGGCAGAAAGGTTACTTTTGATCTTCGACAGGTTTGATCTCAGCAATCAGTTTACCGTAGCGATAAACCCTGACTTGTTCTTTTTGCACACGCACTTTATCCAGCACGGCAGCAATGTTTTCTCGCAATTCACTCACTTTTATTTTCATTATCGACCTCGCTTTCTATTCCGCAGGCATCCATCATCTCAGCCATAGTAAATGCCCCAGTTTTAAGCATGTGGTACACGTTCCTTAGCTTGGCTTTTAAGGTGTCGTTTTCTGCTTCCAGTTGTTTATATTTTTCTTCCCTGATGTATACGGTTTCGCCTGCGCCTATCGTCTTCGTTTTTATTTTTACATAAGTCGCATTCTGGTTTCAACATTACAGTTCTCCAATCACAGTAAGACGTACAAAAACATCTCCGTTCTCAAGATAATCCACCCATTTACCATTAGGTAAAACAAAGGTAGCAGCAACACCATCAGAAAAAACACCATCTTTTTCGGCAAGCAACATGCTTTGATAATCTCTATCAAACCAAACAGCCTCATACAACGCCACTCTCTGTTATTTCATGTTATCTCCTCATTAGTCTAAAATTACAATCAACACCTTCTTTTATTACGTACTCAACTCCATACAACCACCCCCTATCGCCGATAGCCCATTCGCATCTTTCGTCAGGACAAACCTTTTTCATGAACCCTAAAGTTACATGAATAATTAAATCTTCATCTTTCCAGTTCTCTTTATGTGCATCAGCAATAGCTTCGTAAACCTCTTCAATAAGCTTTACAGAATGTTCCACCCTTATTCTATGTTGCGCTTCCTCATGTATCTTCATGCGAAACGCAACTTCTCTTTCCTTGGCTTTCATTTCGTAATACTTATCAATTTCATCTACACTCTCTGAATACGAAAGATAAATGCCATACCAAACTCCAGCAGCAACAATCGCAATCAGACAGCATATAACTATTTCAATCATCATTAACCTCCAAGACTATTTCTTTGAACATTGTTTCCTTCCTTATATTAGTACAACACGTACACCTTATAACACTCTTGTACGAAAAGCAAATTCTTTTTATAAAAAAAAAGGCCCACAACCTAAGTCATGGGCAACCGCATCAAGATTGAGTACGGCGGATACGTCACACTACGTCAAGTTATTCTTCTCAAGAGAATCATAATCATATTCATTTCTGCACGAACGGCAAACAGCCACAGGACTACCGCTAATTAACACAGAATATTCACCATCACAATATGCACCGCACTTACCACATTTACTTACCTCACATTCCTCACCCTCACACCTCTCTCTAAACGCTAATACAACCAAGTCAGCTATCTCCTGACAACTATAATGATCATCTAACCCTATCGTACGTTCACAAAACGTCCTTATCCACAACTCCTTCTCATAAACATCACGAAACCTTAGCTTTATTTCTTCAGACATCTTCTCTCCTTATCTTTGTTCTTGTACGACATACCTTATAACATGTACAACATTATGTCAAGTAATATTTTTAAAATAAGCAAGGGCAAGAGGATAAAACAAGGTTAGCTAATCCTTGATTTACATACCCTCTTATGGAAAATGCAGGTCCACGGAAAACATCATAATAGATGCGCCTCACCACATTTGAGCTCAACCAACTGGCCCTTGCACTATCAAACTATACACACATAATGCCTTTTGTCAAATACCAACCTGTAAGTATTCCTTACATGTTCAGAAAACAACAGAAACATGCCATACAGACGTTTTGACGCTATACCCTTAACATCACGCACAAAATAAGAAAGTGTGGCTTAGAACAGAGTTATAGCTCTCACATAAAAAAGGTGGTTGAAATATATTATGTGGGGCGGGGCCCCTTATGGGGGTTTTTGGTATTCAGTCTCAATACGATTACTAATGATAATTAATCTTATTATCCTTTAGCTTGTCAAGCTTTTGTCAAGCTTTCATCTGATGTGCTGCGTAACCAGTTGAACGTATACGGCTAACAATATGCGTATATAGTATCCGATATACTATATACCTTTAAGGTTATGATCTGACGGTAATCTTGCAGGTCAATCTAACAGTTAAATTTTAATCGATTAAATCTTAACCGTTCACAGGAACCTGTTCATATATTCTCTTTCTTCTTTTTGCGTAGCTGGCAGCTTTGAGAGTTAATAAGTATTTATAATTAATACTACAGTAGTTTTAATATTCCATATATAGTAATACTTATATACGCGCGCGTTCTATATATATTATAATCTTTTTTTTTAAGACAAGGACAAGCGGCCGATGTTATTTTTTAGATTAATAGTGCAGATACGTAGTAATTTTAGCGCGTATCCTATTGATACGTATAGCATTTAAGAACGTTTGAACAGTACATTTTTTATAGTTTTTTGTTTTTTGCTTTTGTCAAGTGCTTGTAAGTAGTTAACTTTCTTGTGTTTATGACAAGTGCTTCAAAAAAAGTTAAAATTTCTTCATTTTTCAATAAACTTTTTTTATTTTTTTTCTTGCCGTAATTAGTTTATCTTGTGCAAGTTACAACAAAAGCTTAATTTTTTTGCTTTAATAACTTTGGAAAATGTTGTTTTTCGACGAAAAAAGTATAAGATAATTTTGTTGTTTGATTTAACTATTTTTAGAAAGGGCGGACAATGAAAACAAGAAAGACAACAAGTGACAGACTGGAAAAAATCGCAAGGCGGAGATTAGCTAAAAGCTTATCTGAAAGACAGACTGAGGGGCGTATACGTTTAGTATTACGCCTTGCCGGAGTGCAACAAGAGTTGAAACGTAAAGCACTAAAAGAGTGCTTTGCGGCTTGGACCTGCACGGCCAGCGGTGTGGTTCTTTTTGTTGTTACAGCTATTATTTAAGGAGTTGAAAAATGACAAAATGCAAAACCAGCAAACAAGAGATTGAAAGTTTAGAAAGATTTTTATTATCTCTTTATTTGCGATTTGATGAAAACTCCGAAACTACTTTTAAAAAAGATGATGGCAATATCTTTATCGGCATTATGCATAGTGGCGGATGCTATTATCCCAGCGGA